TTCCTGCAGCTCGAATGGGACCTGCGCGCCGCCATTGTGGGGGCGCGCCTCAAATACCGGTCGATCCCGGCCCCGCTCCCGGCGGCGGACAACCTTCCAGGCCTCGCGGCCTACTGGAAGAGCTGGTACAACACGCCAGCGGGCGCGGGGACGGTCGAGCAGTTTATCCGCAACTATCGCCAGTACGTCACGGAGTGAAACCATGCAAAAGCGAACCGCAGGACGGCAGAATATCGAATATCGAACCGCAGAAGTGGCTGGCCGGATGCCCGTGCGAACGGCGGTCGAAAATTACGATATGACCGCCTGCCTGGCGCTGACGGCAGCCGTGGTGCTCATCACGCTGATCTTCCTGGCGCTCAGCGGATGCCAGACTGCGCCGACCATTACAATCCTGCCGGGCAGCGACAACGTGACCGTCACCGCCACGGTGGTGCCCGAGGACCTCACCTTCCTGGAGCTGCTGCCCTACGCGGCAATGGCCAACGAGCAGGCGGTCGAGGCGACAAAGCTCTACCTGGCCACCAAGGACGCCACGACCCTCGAAAAGTTGGTCTACTGGACCCAGTACGCCTCGGGCATTGCGCTGCGACTGGAACAACTCAGCGCAGCAACCACACCATAGAGCAACACGGGCAGAATGGGAGACGAGATGAACGACGTCAAATTCTGGTGGCAGAGTCGCGCGGTATGGGGCGGCCTGATTGCCATCATGGGCGGTCTCGGGCCGCTGGTGGGATGGGTGATCGATGAGCAGACCCAGGCCACGCTGACCGAGGTGCTCACCAACATCGCCGTGCTGGTGGGTGGTCTGCTGGCCGTGGTGGGGCGCACCCTGGCTACCTCGCAGGTAGCGACCAAGAAGTCGGTCTCAGCCGGCGATGATTCCGGCCAATGAATGAGCTCCCCCTCGACAAGGTGCTCCAACTGGTCGCCAACTTCGGCATGGCTGGCATTGTGCTGCTGATCTGGTGGGTGGGGCAGCGCGACATCCAGCGGATGCTGGAGCAGTACCGCAACGACATGATCGAGCAGCGACAGATGTACGCCAACAACGCCGAGCTGTGCAAACGCTATTGCCAGTTGGCCGAGGACCAGCGCGATGTGATCGTCATGAACACCCAGGCCATCACCCGCCTGGTGAGTTCGATTGACGGCAATCAATACTGCCCCATGATCCGCCTCGAAAAGCGGTCGAAAGGATTGCAGGAATGAGCGAGGAACGACTGATCCACCAGGGCCAGCGGTCGGAGTTGCGGATTCTCATGCACCAGGCGGAATTGCGGCTCGACAGCCTCCGCAAGCGGATACGGGTGGACTGCAACATCCTGACCGATCCGGCGCACATTCCAGCCGACGAGATTCTGATGCTGGCCACCGATTTGCGGGCCACCCAGATCGACTACCTAGACCTCCGGCAGAAGCTGGACAAGATCCGGGAGATCCTCGGCGATGCCTAACCCGAAGGACGGCGCCCGCGAATACTCTATGGAGGTGGTCGAGCGCGCGGAGGAACTCTACTGCGTAGACGGCCACACCTACGAGGCAGTGGCGACCCTGACCGGGGTGGCCGCATCGACCCTCAAACGGTGGTCCGACCGCTACGGCTGGCAGCAGAAGAAGGACGACATCCGCCAGGCCATGAGCTCGATCCGCACCAACACGATCAAGCTCCGCGCTAGGCTCCTCGAAAACTGTCTCGAAACCCTCAAATCCCAGGACGCATTCGCCGTGTCGGCCATCGAGAGCCTGGCGCTCAAGGTTGCCGATGGTGCCAGGAAGGGCTCGACCGCGCCAGCTCCCGAGCGGCTACGCGAAATCAAGACCGACGAAGACGCCCTCGCCGCCCTCGAAGAGGCGGTCTCGATTAAAATCAACGCGATGCTTTCCGACCCAGGTCGGATCACCGGGGCGGCCGTCAAGGAAATCGCTCAAATCAAGACAACGCTTGACGAGCTGCGCCATGCCGTGATCGGCCAGGCCGCCGCCGAAAGCGCGGGAACACGGCTCGACCAGGAAACCCTCAAACGAGTGAGAGAGCAAATCTATGGGGTTTCCTGACACCGCCATCCAGATTTATCCATACCAGCAGGCATGGCGCACCAATCAGGCGCGCTTCAAGATTGGCATGTTCGCGCGCCAGACCGGCAAGACCTTTACCACCACCCTCGAAATCGTTGACTCGTGTCTCCAGGCAGCAGCCGAGGGCAGGCGTGAGCGGTGGGTGATCCTGTCCCGAGGAGAACGACAGGCGCGCGAGGCGATGGAAGAGGGCGTCAAGCGGCACGCCCAGGCTTATCAGGCTGGATTCAAGGCGATGGACCTCGACTGGAACGGGTCGGAAGCGGTTTACCGGGCCCTGGAAGTCGAACTGCCCGGCGGCTCGAAAATCACCGCCCTGCCCGCCAATCCGGACACCGCGCGCGGGTTTTCAGCCAACGTCTTTTTGGACGAGTTCGCTTTCCATGCCGACAGCCGCAAGATATGGTCCGCGCTCTTCCCGGTGATTTCAAAGCCAGGTCTCCGTCTGCGGGTGGTTTCCACCCCAAACGGCAAGGGCAACAAGTTCTACGACTTGGTCACCGCCGCCGACCCGATCTGGTATCGCCAGATCACCGACATCTATCAGGCGGTGGCGGATGGGCTCCCGCGCAACATCGACGAGCTGCGAAGCGCCCTGAACGACGACGACGCCTGGGCGCAGGAATACGAGCTCCAATGGCTCGACGAAGCCTCCGCCTGGCTCACCTACGAACTCATCAGTGCCTGCGAGGACGATGACGCCGGCAAGCCGGACCTCTACGCCGGCGGCCCCTGTTTCGTCGGGGTGGACATCGCGGCCCGCAACGATCTGTTCGTTATATGGGTATGCGAAAAGGTCGGAGACGTGCTCTGGACCCGCGAAATCATCGCCCGCCAGCGTATCCCATTCGCCGAACAGGATTTTCTGCTGGACGGCGTTTTGACTCGCTACCAGGTGGTGCGCTGCTGCATGGATCAAACCGGCATGGGTGAAAAGCCGGTCGAGGACGCGCAACGGCGGCACGGCGCCTGGAAAATTGAGGGGGTGCTTTTCACCGCCCCCAACAAGCTGACCCTGGCGACCCAGGGCCGCGAGCTGTTCGAGGACCGAAAGATCCGCATCCCTCTGGGAGATCGGGCGCTGCGGTCGGACCTCCACAAGCTGAGGAAACTCACCGGCCCGACAGGGGCACCTCGATTCGTCGCCGACGCCGATTCGGAAGGACACGCGGACCGCACCTGGGCCTGTTTTCTGGCTGCCAATGCCGCCGCCGGTCCGGCCGGGCCCCTCGAGTTCAAGGGCACGGGCGTCAGCCGCACCTACGCGGAACTGGAGCGTTTTTGAGAACCCCATTCGTGTGACTTCGTGGATGGAAAAGGATCTTTGATGCCTGACATCACCAGCAAAAAGCCGCTCCTGGACGAAGTCGCCAGCATCGAGAAGGATGTTGACCTGTTTGCTGGCTACACCACCCGGCTCGAAAATCCCGACCAGGTACTGCGGCTGGAAAGCGCCGGGCGGGGCGTCAGGCTCTACGAGGAGCTCCAGCGGGACAGTGAGGTATTCTGTCAGCTCCAAACCCGCATCCTGGCGCTGCAAGCCTGCGAATGGCAGGTGGAACCGGCCAGCGACAAGCGATCCGACCAGAAGATCGCCGACTTTGTCGAGCAGGTGTTCAAGGGAGCGAACCTGGACCGCCTGACCGGAGATCTGATGGAAGCGGTGATCACCGGCTACAAACCTTCGGAGGTCATGTGGGATGCCAGTGAGGGCGATATCTGGATCAAGGAATTTCGCGGGCGGCGTGCCAGCCGCTTCGTCTTCGATATTTACGCCAACCTTCGCCTGCTCACCCCCGCAAATATCTTCGACGGCGAACTGGTCCCAGACCGAAAGTTCGTCGTCTGGTCATTCGGGGGGGGCGAGTTCAATCCTTATGGTCGCGGTCTCGGGTATCAGCTCTACTGGCCGGTGTGGTTCAAGAAGAACGGGATCAGGTTCTGGGTGGTGTTTGCGGAGAAATTCGGCAGCCCGACCGCCATCGGCAAGTACCCGGCAGGCACCGGAGCCGCCGAAAAAGCCACCCTCCTGGAAGCCCTCGAAGCCATCCAGCAGCAAACCGGGATCCGCATCCCGGACACAATGGCCATCGAGTACCTCGAAGCCAAACGCGCCGGGGATGCGACCTACGAGCAACTATGCGACTATATGGACCGGGCGATTGCCAAGGTCGTCGTTGGGCAGACCCTCACGAGCTCTGCCGGTGATCGCGGCTCGGGCTCCTATGCTCTCGGCAACGTCCACAACGAAGTCCGCCACGATATCCTGAAAGCGGACGGTGACAGCCTCTGTGAAACCATCAACAACACCGTGGTCCGCTGGCTGGTGGACTACAATTTCTCGATTTCGGACCGGCACGGCTACCCGAAGCTATGGCGCCGCACGGAACCGGAGGAAGACCTCAACGCCCGCGCCAACCGCGACAAGGTCCTCCTGGTGGATATGGGCCTGGCCGCCCGCGTGCCCGAATCCTACATCGAGGACATCTATGACATCCCCCTGGCCAAGGCGGGCGAAAAGACGGTGATGGGTGAGGCGTCAGGAGTGAGGAGTGCTGATGTGTCAGGGGCCAACTCCTCACTCGCCGAAGGCTACCCCTCACGCTTCACGCCTCACGCCTCACCCATTTTAGGCCAGCCCAATGTTGACCGGATCGGCGACCGGGCGACCGAGGCGGCGGCCGATCAACTCGAACGCCTGCTGCAACCGGTGATCGAATACATCCAAAGCGCTGACAGCCTCGAAGAGATCGGCGAGCGCCTTTATGAATTTTACCCGCGCTTAGACAGCAACCGCTTCCAGGAGCTGCTGGCGCGGGCCATGCTGACTGCTGGACTAACCGGATTCGCGGCAGCCTCGGGAGGCAACGCATGACCTCCTTCACCACTTCACCGCTTCACCACTTCACCGATTCACCGAATGCGGTGCCGTTCAACCTGACATTCGAGGAGGCCATAGCGTTCTTCGCCTCCAAGGGCTACGAAATCAGCCCGGATTCGTGGCGCGACGTGTGGCAGGATGCCAATGCGCGAGCCTTCACGGTGGCGCGGGTGACGGCTATGGACGTGCTGGTGGACCTCAAGGCGGAAGTGGCTCGCGCCATGTCGGAAGGGGTATCGCTGGACGAGTTCAAGAAGAACCTGGGCGAGCGCCTCGCAGCCAAGGGCTGGTTTGCCCCTAAAAGTGAGGCGGCCAAGGTCGAGCTGCCCGCAGGCACGATCCGCAAGCGCTTGACCCCGTGGCGGCTGGAACTGATCTGGCGCACCAACATCCAGACCGCCTACAGTGCCGGCAGGTACAAGCAGCAGACCGATCCGGACGTGGCCGAGGCTCGGCCCTTCTGGCAGTACAAGGCGATCCTGGATCGGCGTACCCGCCCGGCCCACGCGGCCATGCACAACCGAGTATATGATCACCGGCATCCGATCTGGAACACCTGGTATCCGCCGAACGGCTTCAACTGCCGCTGCTACGTGAAGACGCTCAGCCGCGAACAGGTGGAAGCACGCGGTCTCATACCGGAAGTCGAGCCGCCGGGCGCCTTCCAGCCGGACGAAGGCTGGCGCTACAACCCAGGCGAAGCCGGGCTGAATGCCTGGCAACCCGACCTGACCCAATACCCTGCGGCCCTGGCGGCGGCCTATCGAGAGGAGTCCAATCGTGCCTGAGAATTTTGGTGAAATCCTGGAACAGGTGGAAATCCTGCGCACCGGGCAACATACGGCATCGAGCGGTAAGCAGGTCGAGATCCGTCCGGAAGACCTGGCGCAGATCGCTGACGGTTACGATCCGAAGTTCCACGAAGCGCCGGTGGTGATCGGCCACCCGGAAGACAACCAGCCCGCCTACGGCTGGGTGAAGGGGCTCCAGGTGCTGGGCGACAAGCTGCTGGCCACCATCGACCTGGTGCCCGAGTTTGTCGAGGCCCTCCGTCAGGGGCTCTTCAAGAAACGCAGCGCCAGCATCTACCACGACCTGGACGGCAAAGGGCCCTACCTGCGCCATGTCGGCTTTCTGGGGGCTGTTCCCCCGGCCGTTAAGGCGCTCACCGATATCAACCTGGACGACAAAGCCTTTGAGTCCGTAACCATCGACTTTGAAGAAAGGAAACAGCCCATGAACTGGAAAGACTGGTTCAAGAAACGCATCGACGAAATGCCCGACGACGGCGCCCCGGTCGTGATCGACAGCGGCGCCGAGCCGCCCGCGCAGTCCCAGGCGCAGTTTTCCGAGGAGGACGTAAAGAAGCGCGAGGAGTTGGCCGCCGAAGCCGCCGCCAAAAAGGCGCGCGAAGAGGCAGAGCTCGAATTTGCAGAAAGAATGAGAAAAACGGAAGCCGAAACCGCCGCCAAAACTCACGCCGCGACCGTAATCTCGCAGCTCGACGCCCTGGCCAGAGATGGCAAAGTTCTCCCCGCCTGGCGCAAGGCCGGCCTGGATGAGTTCGCACAGGGGCTCGGCTTCCAGGCCGACACGCAGTTCGAGTTCGCCGAAGGCGACGCGCAAATCAAGAAGACGCCCAGCGAGTGGTTCCTGGACTTTCTCGGCAAGCTCCCGCCATCAATCGAGCTCAATGAGTTTGCTGGAAACGACAAATCCCATTCCGGCACCGGCGACGCCGCCGCGAAACTGGGCGCGCTGACCCGAAAGAAGCTGGCCGACAAGCCGGAGCTGACTTACTCCCTCGCCTTCAGCGAGGTGCAGCGCGAGCATCCGGACCTGGCCGCCGAATACGTGCAGGAACTGGCCCGATAACACCACTGGCACAGGCCGATTGCCTGTGATTTAAGCTGAAAAGGAGTCAACAATGGCTTGGGAAAACGCTCTCTTGGATCTGGCCTTCGAGGCCAACGAGGACCTGAGCGACGATCAATACACCTTCGTGGTGCTCACCTCCACCGGAAAGGTCCGCCGCCCCGATTCCGAGGCCGAACCGGCCCTCGGCATCCTCCAGAACGCCCCCGAAGCGGGAGAGGCAGCTACCGTCCGGATCGCCGGGGTGTCCAAACTGGTCGCCAACGACGCGCTGTCCATCGGCACCTGGGTGATGCAGGAATACGTCAACGCCACCGACGCCGGTAAGGGCAAGACCTCCTCGGGCGCTCCCCAATACACCCGCGCCCTGGTGCTTGGGGCCTCCGCCGCCGAGGACGAGCTCTGCACCGTCCTGCTCACCTCTCCCTTCCCGGCGATCAACGACGCGGTCTCGACCGTCACCACGGTCACCACTGACAGCACCGCCGGGGCCAATACCTGGAGCGCGGCTGAGATGATTGGCGGCCTGCTGCTGCGCGATCCGGCCGGGGCCGACCGCTCCGACGTGACCGCCACCGCCGCCCAGATCGTGGCCGGCATTGCCGGTTGCGGCGTCGGTTCGTCCTTCGAGTTCGTGCTCAAGAACACCGCCGATGCCGCCGAGGTGATCACCCTCACCGCCGGCGCCGGGGTCACCCTCTCGCCGACCACGATCACCATCCATCGCGGCTACGCTCACCGCTTCATGGCGGTCGTGACCAACGCCACCTCGAGCACCGAGGCGGTCACCATCTATCAGACGGACGTCCGGCCCGATACGGTCGCCCGCCAGTACCCGGCCATTGCCGATCCTGGAGACCAGGGCGCCATTTCGGTCAAGGAGTCGGGCGTATGCGCCATGACCTCGTCGGGCTCTGAAACCCGCACCATCGCAGCTCCGTCCTTCATTGGCCAGCAAATCAGCCTGATTGACGACACCCACGGGGGCAACATCGCGGTCACCGTTGCGACCACCGTCAATCAGACGGGCAACAACACCCTCACATTCGGGGCCGCTGCCGACGCCTGCACCCTGACGGCGATGACCGTTGGCGGTGATCGGGTGTGGAGAATCACCTACAACGATGGAGTGGCGCTGAGCACCGTTTCAGGATAATTAATGAATCGCCAAAAACAAGGCGTAAGGCGTAAGGCGTAAGGCGTAAGGCGAAAAAGCCTTTCACACCTCACGCCTCACCCCTAACCCCTAACAAGGAGCATTTACAATGGCTCAACCAAGCACAAGAGATTTGATGGTGACCGGGCCGCTCGCCGACGTGAGCATCGCCTATCGCAACCGGTCCTACATCGGCGACCGGGTCTTCCCGATCCTCGATGGAGTAGACCCCAAGGCCAAAATCGCCCGCTACCTCAAGGGCGCATGGTTCTCGGATGAGGCCCAGATGCGCGCCCCAGGCTCCCGCGCCGCCCGCGGCGGGTATCCGATAGACTATATCAGCATCAGTACCACGGAATACGCGATGGCCAAGGAAGTGACTGACGAAGATCGCCGCTTTGCCCGGAGTGCTTTCGCGCCCCCGCTCAGACCCGATCAGGACGCACTCGAATGGTGCGCTGATAAGATCGATCTCAAGAAGGAACGGCTGATCGCGGCGATGGTCATCGGCGGCACCTGGAGCGGCGTTTCCGGTGAGGACGCCGAGGGCGGCTGGGCCACCGCCTCCGGCAGCAACACCTTCATCACCGACGTCGAAACCCGGATCGAAACCATCCGCTCGAACACCGGCCTGCGCCCCAACGTGCTCCTCGTATGCGGCGGCACCATGAGCAAGCTCCGACAGAATCCGGACGTCCTCGAACGGATCAAGTACACCGAACGCGGCATCATCTCTGCCCCCCTCATCGCGGCCATTTTCGACCTCGATGAGGTCCTGGTGGGAGACGCCATCGTCAACACGGCCGTGGAAAAAAAGGCCGGGACTCAATGGACGGCTCAAAACGTCTGGGAGAAAAACGCTGGTAAGGGCAGCGCCTTCCTCTTTTACCGGCCCCCGAGCCCTGGGCTCAAGACCCCCAGCGCCGGTTACCAGGCCCGCATCCACTACGAAAACGGCCTGGCCAGGCGCACCACCAGTTGGCGCGAACCGGCAGAGCACAGGGACGTCTACGAAGTGGCCGAGGAGAGCGATATCGTCCAGACCGGAACCGATCTCGGGTTCCTCTGGTACGACACGACCAGCGACTAAGGGGCCTCATGGCTGGCACCTCGATTACCATTAAGGATCATGGGGCACTCGACGCCCTCTCCCGCCTGGCCGAGCGGACCGACGACCTCCGCCCGGCCCTGCGGGTGGTGGGCGAGATTGTGCTGGAATCCATCCAGCGCAACTTCGAGGAGCATCGCAGCCCCGAGGGGGTGCCCTGGGCTGACCTGAGCAGCGCCTACGAACGCTGGAAGACCGAGAAGCGGGGGCGAAACGCCGCCGACATTCTGATCCTGAGCCGCGACCTGCTGGGCTCTATTGTGCCCCGAGTCCACTCGGACCGGGTGGTCATCGGGACCGGGCCACAGATAGTCTATGCCGCCATCCATCAATTCGGCGGCGCGGCCGGGCGCGCCCATTCTGCCACCATGCCCGCGCGGCCCTTCATGGGGATCCGGGACGATGACTGGCCCGAAATTAGCCGGGCGGTCGAAACCTTTCTATTGAGGCTGTGACCCGATGAATACGGTGATCGAGATCGAGGATGCCATCCTGGCTACCCTGGCCTCCGATGAAACCCTGGCTGGCTACGTGAAGTCGTTCACCGCCGTGCCAGGCCTGAACCAGGAGGTCCTGGAAAAAACCTTCCGGAAGCTCCCGGCCATCGGCGTGATCTCCGAAGAGGGCGTCTACGATTATGCCGTCGGCTACCAGCAGACGGATCGGGGCATCTTCGCAGTGCTCTGCTTCGCCAAAAACATGAGGTCCCCAGTCGCCGGCATGCGCGGTGGCATTGCCTCCGAAAAGGGAGTCTGGGACATGATCGACGACTGCCGCCAGGTGCTCCT